CAGACTGCCGCGTCAAGACCCATGCGTCGGGCTACCAGACGCTCGAACCGGTGCATACCCACGTCTGGGTAATCGGCCACGTCGCCACTGAGCCCGTGACCTATCCGGGCGCTCCCTTTGGCTTCTACCACCCCGTCGTCTACCTCGTCTGCCAATGCGGCGCCACCAAACGGAGCATCCCCGAATGACCATGCCGGCCAATCTCACACTCGGCAAGCTGCCGTTCGTCCCCGACCCACAGGACCATCCGGTCAGCCGCTATCTCGCCGCCGTGCCGCTCCCGGCGGCCTATCGCTGCCCGGTCAAGGCCCCGGTGCTCAATCAGGGCACGGCCCCGCAATGTGTCGCCTACTCCGGCGTTTTGGGGCGGACGATCACCGAACAGCCCGAGGCGCACGAGCTCGTGGCATTCGACGCGGGCGACCTGTTCCGCCTCGCGGGTGGCGGGCCGAATGGCGCGGAGATCCGCAACGCCGCCGCGGCGCTGCTCAAGACCGGCGCGCTTGCCACCTCGACGGCCCGCAAGGGCGAGCGGCTCAAGATCGCCAGCTACGCGCTCTGCCGGACCGTCTTCGAAGCCAAGACGGCGGTGTACGCCCGAGGCTGGGCATGGCTCGGCGTCGACTGGCGCAACTCGTGGTTCCGGCCACACGGCGACGGCACCCTACCGTACCCGGACTCCGTCGCCGGCGGGCACGCCATCTCGATCATCGGCTGGGACGACGCCCATACCGTTCCCAACGGCACTCCCGGCGCGCTGCTGATCCAGAACTCCTGGGGTCCGAAGTGGGGCGTCGCCGGCACCTGTTGGCTGCCATATGCCTACCTCGACGCCAGTCTTGAATGCTTCGTCACCATCGACGCGCCCGACCCGGCTGGACCCGTCATCGCAATCACGCCCTTCGCGGCTCCGCGTCTCGTGACGGTCCATCGAGGCCCCCTGACCGGATACAACGCGGCCGGGCAGACCAAGAGCCATCTGTGGCTGCGCGACTCGCACTGCCATGCCGATGCCGCCGTGACCGTCACCGCGCCCTACTCCGGGACCAAGCCGCCGCGCGGCGAGTTCGTCCGCATCATGGACGGCTTCTACGCGGGGTACTGGGTCCTCACTTCCAAAGTCACGCTCAGCTAGGAGACAAGATGTTCGCCTCTCTCGTCGCCAAGATCCACAACGCCTGGCTGCTGTTGCCGCTCTGGGCCCGTACGGGCATCGGCTCGATCGTTGCGGCCGTCCTGGCCCTGGCATTTGCCTTCGGCTTCAGCTGGCCGACGAGCTGGGTGGATCTGCAAGCGCAGGCGCTCGCCTTCGCGGTCGTCGCCATCCCGACCGTCATCGCCGTCTTCAAGAGCAACCTCCTGCCGGGCATCGTGACCTGGTTCCTCGGGACGTTCGGATACGCGCCCGCCTCCCGAGTGCAGCGCGCCGCGAGCCATGCCGGGCTCCGGCGCCCCGAGATCTGGGTCAGGGCATAACCACATGCTGACCGCCCGCGCACAGCACGGCGAGAGCCTTCGGGCCACCTCGCACCTCGCGGAGCGAGTAATGCCCGCTGCCTCAATGGCGGTCAACCCTGCGCCCATCCAGCCGATGGTGGGCAACTCTCCGACAGATGGCTACGCGCACAGCCGATGGTGGGCTGTAGAGACAGAGGCGCAGTCGTGAGTCACCGCAAGGCGTGGCGACTCGAAGTCGAGTGGCTCGACTCCTATGTCGAGTTGTCCAGCTGGACGCCAATCAAGCGCATGGTCAAGAACCGACACCATCTGAAGACGAACTGTGTGTCGGTCGGCTTCGTCCTGGCGGATGACAAGCGGGGCGTCATGCTCGCGGGCAGCGTCAACGGTGCCAACGCCACGGGCGTAATCGTCATCCCTGCCGGGCAGATCATCAAGCGACGGCGCCTGACATGAGCGAACGAGCCGACCAGTGGCCGAGTCCCGATGGGGCCACTGGATCGGAGCCGTATCGGGCGGCTAGGCGGACAGAGCCGGGAGACGTCCCGGCCTTCCGCATGTCTGAGTACCTCAACTCGCCCGAGTATCACCGCGACCGTGCAGATGACCTGGAGGCTGGCAACACCGAGGGGCTGCCGCCCAAGGAAGTGGCCCGGCTGATCCGTTGGCATCGCATGGCAGCGAGGGCGAACTGATGCCCGCGCTCCATGTCGCTCGTTCCTGCCTCGTCTGCGGCGCCCCATTCGTGACGGCAAACGCCAATCAGAAGTATTGCAGCGAGCGTTGCAACTGGAGTTCGCATCGGCATCGTTATCCGACTCGGGCATGCGCCAAATGCGGAGCCGACTTCAGCCCGACCAATAACGGGCAGGCTAGTTGCTCACTCAGGTGTCGCCCACATGGCGTATCGCATGGCCGCCCGAAACCCTCGCCTGAGACGGTCGAACTGCGACGCGAAGCGAGAGAGTCAATCCGGGAAGCCCGCCATTCAGCCAAAGTCCTTGCTGGGTTGGCTGATGTAGCCGAACGGACAAGGCCCTGTGAGTTCTGCGGTGCCATGTTCGTGGGCAAGCGATCGGGGGAGAGTCGCTTCTGTTCCAAGAGTTGCGCTGGGCAGGAACGCGCTCGCCGCCATGATGCAGGCGTAGAGGCAAGTCTCGGTCACGGTTCTCTGACGTGCCCGCATTGCCAGACGACGTTCGACAGTTACCAGCCGCATGCCCGGTTCTGTTCACGCGACTGTTACGACGCATGGCATCGCGGTAGGGGTTGTGAGCGGGTTCGAAGACGCGGCAAGCACAAGGTACTGCGTCTACGTCCGCTGGTTCTGGAGCGCGACGGCTACATCTGCGGTATCTGCTGTCTGCCTATCCGTCGCGACGTAGGGGTCCAGCATCCTCTCGCATTGACGATCGACCACATCGTGCCGCTTGCGGTTGGTGGGAGCGACAGACTTGACAACCTCCAGCCTGCACATCGCATGTGCAACGTCGAGAAGGGCGATGACTTGCCGACGTGGTGGGCGCGTAAGAGCAAGGCTGAACGCAGGTGAGCGTCTATGCAGTGGCTATCCGCTACGCTGAACCTAAGTGCATAGAGTGGATTACGATAGCCAACGTGGCACAACCTTACAAACAGAGGGTATACACGCCTAACTGCCTAATGGATAGGGGGCGGTGGGGGCACCACAGGGCCGCACGCCTCACAAACGGAAACCGGGCCTTCCGTTTTCTCTCTCCCCCGAGCTTCCACGCCCTGCTATCCACTCGGTATCAGGTCGGCGGCGCGTTTATGCACTCCACTCTATGCACCACCGGGAGCCCCTAATGGTCGCCGCTAAGCCTCTGGGCACGCGGAGCTATCAGAGGCTCGCCCAGTTCGTCCGCCGACGCGACCGCAACCAGTGCCAGATCTGTGGCTCGACCGACCGGCCGCTGCATGTTGACCATATCGTCCCGCGGCACTACGGCGGCGCCGTCTTCGACACGAAGAACATGCGTGTGCTCTGCCGTCCCTGCAACCTCATCAAGGGCGGCTCGCTGATGACCGACGCGGAAGTCCTGGCCGCGCGGCAGGTTCAGGGCGGCGGTTTGGCTCCGGTCCGCATGGGGCCGCCGATCGACTCGTCAGTTGTCACCCGCAGCTACAGCAAGGCCGAGTGATGCTCGCCATGCCGATAGTCGTATCACCAAAGGGCCGGGCCAAGCCGCGTGTCTCACCCCCGACCCCCGCGAAGTCCGACCTCGCCGCGTTCCGCGAGACCGCGGTCGGCGTCGGCATCTCGCTCATGTCCTGGCAGGTGTCCGCAGCGCGCTACCTCGAAGCCACGGGGCGGGACGGCCGGCATCTCTTCCGCGAGGTCGCGATCGTCGTTGCCCGGCAGAACGGCAAGACCGAAATCCTTGTTCCGCTGATCGTCAAGCGTCTCCGCGAGGGCAAGCGGATCATGCACACGGCGCAGGATCGATCGCTGCCCCGGGACATCTTCTACCGCGTGGCGGACATCATGTGGGAGCAGGACAACGTCCTGTTTCCGCTGCGCAACGACCGCCAGACCAAGCCTCGCTACGCCAACGGCCAGGAGGAAATCCGGCTCTCGAACGGCGGCGTCTACAGCATCGTCGCCCCGACCCGAGGCGGCGCTCGTGGGCCGTCCCGCGACCTCGTCATCATTGATGAACTGCGCGAGTTCGACTCGTGGGACTTCATCGCCGCCGCAAAACCCACGACGATTGCTTCCACTGATCCGCAGATCCTCTACCTCTCGAACGCGGGTGACGAGCAGAGCGCAGTCCTGAACGCGCTCCGCGATAGGGCCGACAAAGACCCCGGACTCGCGTATCTCGAATGGTCGGCGACCCCTTCACTCCCCGCAGATGATGTCAAAGGGTGGGCCGAAGCGAACCCCGCGATGGGACACGAGCCCGAGGGTATGGGTTCGGTCTTCGGCAACCTCGAATCCGAGTACCTCTCGAACAAGCTTGCCGGGACGCTCTCAATCTTCGAGGTGGAGCACCTCTGCCGGTGGGTCGTCTCGATACGTGAGCGCCTGGTCAGTGACGCTGCATGGAAGCTCGGCGAGACGGAAGTGGAGATCCCGACCAAGGCGTTCATGGGGATCGCGCTCGACCCGCGCGGCCAGCGGGCCAGTGCCGCGATTGCCTGGCCCCGGGCGGATGGAACGACCGGCCTCCGACTCCTCTTCGATGTTCCGGGCAACCCGATCGATACGGACAAGCTAGGGGCAGACCTACGCATCGCCGCGACACAGTACGGCGTGGTCGATGTCGGCTTCGACCCCCTCACCGACGCCGTGCTCGCCAAGTTCTTCCCGAAGTCGGAAGCGATCGCCGGACAGCAGTACGCCAACGCCTCTTCGCGGTTCGTGACGGCAGTCGAGGCCGGGAAGGTGAAGTGGACGGATTGCGCAGCCGTCACGAACGACCTTGTCTGGACGGCCCGCAAGGAGCATGACGAGTCCGGCAGTTTCCAAGCCGTCCGCGGTAATGACGACCGACCGATTACTGCCGCGCTCGCGGCGATCCGGGCAGTTTGGCTCGCCTCTGAGCCACCGACCATCAAGAAAATCTACCGACACGCGAGCTTCTGAGGAGACGATCGATGATTGACATGACGGGCGCCCCGATTATCTCCACCTCTGCCACGGTCTATTCGCCCGAATGGTGGATGAACCGTCTCTCGCGCGAGCTGGACGACCGGGCGTTTCCGATGCAGCGGTTTGACGATTACTACCAGGGCAAACACCCGATGCTGTACGCGGGCGCGAAGTACCGCGCGGCCTTCGGCAACCTGTTCGCGGGGTTCTCGGACAACTTCTGCGGCCTCGTGGTGGATGCCGTCGAGGAACGGCTCGACGTAGAAGGGTTCCGCATGGGCGCGGACCTCGAGGCCGACGACGATGCCTGGCGAATGTGGCAGGAAAACGGCATGGATGCGTGGTCCCAGATCGCCCACACAGAGGCGCTCGTCAAGGGCCAATGCTCGGTCCTCGTCTCGCCCGACGAAGAGGACGGCACAAAGGCCGAGTTCACCGTCCAGGACGCGCTCGAAATGGCGGTCGGACTCGATCGATGCAGCGGCGACCGACTGGCCGCACTCAAGCGCTGGGGTGAGGACGATGGGTCTGTCTGCTTCACGCTCTATCTCCCGGATTCCATCGAGAAATGGCGCACGAAGCCGCCCAAGGGGGGAACTACCGCAATACGCACGGTCGGCCGGTATGGGCTGATCCCCCGCGAAGTCCCCGGCGAGACGTGGCCGCTGCCCAACCCGCTCGGCGTGGTGCCGGTCGTGCCGCTGGTCAACCGCCCGCGCCTCCGTGGGCCAGGCGTCTCGGAGATCCGGGACGTGATCCCGAAGCAGAACGCGCTGAACAAACTCTTCCTCGACATGCTCGTGGCGTCCGAGTATGCGGCCTTCCGACAGCGGTACGCCATCGGAATGGAGATCGAGAAAGACCCCGACACGGGCCAGGACATCGAGCCCTACAAGTCGGGTCCGGGCGAGATGTGGATGGAGGAAAACCCGGACGCGAAGTTCGGCGAGTTCGATGTCACGGACCTCGCCAACTATCGGCAGGCGATTGAACTCGTCGTCATGCACATCGCGTCCGAAACCCGCACACCGGCGCACTACTTCATGGGCGGCCAGGGCAGTTTTCCGTCCGGCGAATCGCTGGCTGCCTCCGAGACAGGTCTGACGCGCAAGGCCGAGCGCAAGCAGCGGTTCCTCGGCGAGGGCTGGGAAGAGGTCATCCGCCTCGGCTTCCTCGTCAGGGGCGACCCCCGCGGCAAGATCATGGACTCCGAGACGATCTGGCGCGACCCGGAGAGCCGCAACGAGGCCGCCCATGTGGACTCGTTGGTCAAGCTCGGATCGCTCAACGTGCCGGACGAGATGTTGTGGGAGATGGCGGGCCTGACACCGCAGCAGATCGAACGGGCGAAGCAGATTATCGCAGCGGCGAAGGCTGCCGAGCCTCCCCCGCCTCCGATACTCGTGACGACGGCTAACCCCGATCCGATGGCGATGGACGCCATGCCGCCGGCCGCTGGAGGCGGCCACAACGGGCTGCCGATGATGGCCGCGACAGGCGCCCCGGACGCCCCGCCGAAGTGAAACTCGACATAGGCGCCGGCCCGATCCGGCACGCTTCGGACTTCAAGACGGTGGACGCCTTCACCGGGGCCGACATTCGGGCTGAGATGTGGGCGCTGCCGCTCGCTGACGGTTCGGTTGACGAGATCTGGTCAAGCCACGCTCTGGAGCACGTGCCGCTCGCGCAAGTCGCGCCGACGCTGGCCGAATGGTTCCGCGTCCTCCGTCCCGGCGGCACAGCCGTGATCCAGGTTCCGAATCTGGACTATGCGTGCCGCTACTGGCTCGACCATCCCGGCGAGACATGGGCGCAACAGATCATCTTCGGCAATCAGGCTCACGAGGGCGAGTTCCACAAGACCGGCTGGAGTCTGGCGACCTTCCGGGCGGCCATCGAAGCAGCCGGGTTCGTGACCACAGTCGAAACCACCTGGGATTACGAACAGGAGACGCTCAGGGCAGAAGCGCACAAGAAAGAGTAGGCACCGAAATGGCGAAATGGAAGATCGGCGCGATGGTCATGGACGACGGATTGGGCGAGACATACGAGGAAGACGCCGAACTAGCCAAGAGTCTAGGCCTGGCTCCTGGAAAACAGGAAAAGGCACCTAAGGCACCGGCCGCCGGCCTGGCCGCCCGCGCCGAGTTGGTCAAGCGCGCGAAGGAACTCGGGCTAAAGGGCTCCGGCACGGTCGCCGAGTTGACCGAGAAAATCTCGGCGAGAGAGCTAGAACTGGCTTAGATGTATCGCCAAAAGACCCTTGCATCCCGAAAGGACGCGAATTACCATGGGTGAAACGACCACTCCCGCGGGGGCGATCCCCGCCGCGACAGGTGCGATGCCTGTCCAGACTCCACCGGCCGCGCCGGAGACGGAACCCGCGACGGGGACCGCCGAAGCGCTTGGCGAAGGCGGAAAGCAAGCCCTCCAGCAAGAGCGCGACGCTCGCAAGACTGCTGAACGCGAACTCAAGAAGCTGACCGACAGGTTGGCCGCTCTCGAACTCGCCGGCAAGTCGGAGCAGGAGCAGGCAGTCGCCAAGGCCAAGGCAGAGGGCGCGTCCGAAGCGATGGTGAAAGCCGACGCGAAGGTCCGCAGGGCCGAAGTGAAGGCGGCACTCGCGGCCGCCGGATGCACAAAGTCCGACCTCCTCGCCAACGCCCCCGCATTCGCCAGTTTGGCGGTCGATGAGGACGGAAACGTGGCCGGTCTCAATGAGGAAGTGAGCAAGGCTAAGACCGCTTACTCCGAGTTGTTCGGCGGCAAGCGCCCCGGCTCTTGGGATGCCGGAAGCCCTACCGCACTCGGCAGCGCCCCGACATTCCGGGCATCCCAGCTCAACGACCGCGCGTTCTACGTGGCTAATCAAGCCGCGATCATGCAGGCCCTGCGCGACGGCCGGGTCGTGGATGACAACCCCAAGTGATCCAAGGAGATCTAAATGCCGACAGGGGCCATTCTCACTAGCACCGCGGATACCGCGGGGTTCATTCCGCAGATCTGGGCGCAGCGCGCGCTCGACATCCTGCGGGCCAATATCACCCTGAGCAAGCTCGTCGCCCGTGACACGGACTTCGAGGCTGGCTGGCGGGGAAAGACTCTCAACATCCCGTACCCCGGGACGTTCACGGCCAACAAGAAGACGGCCGACACCCCCACGACGCTCCAGTTGCCGGTGGGCGGGGCGACGGTCCCCGTCGTGCTCGATCAGCACGCCTACGTTGACTGGCTTGTCGAGGATGTCGCCCGAGCCCAGACGGCGCAGGGTGCCCCGGACCTCATCGACCGATACATCGAGGGATCGGTCATCGCCCTCGTGGAGGGCCTGGAAGCTGACCTGTTCGCGCTCTGGAACACGAACGGCATCACGACCGTCGGGACTTATGGCGTGGACATCACGGCCGCAACGATCCGCGCGGCTCGGAAGGCCATGAACGACGCCAAGGTCCCGCAGGTCGGCCGCTCGCTCGTCTTGAGCACGAAGGACGAGATCGCGCTTCTCAGTGACACGACCCTCCAAAGTTACTTCGCGTTCGCCAAGCCTGGCGCGGTCGCAGAGGGCAGCATGGGCTCGCTCTACGGCTTCGACCTCTACGTCAGCCAGCTCACCCCGACCAGTTCCACGTCGGTCCTAACCTCGACAAACAACCTGGCTCTCGCCCGCAACGGCTTCATATTCGCCTCACGTCCGTTCATGCCTGCTCTTGCGAGTTCGGGCGTGCGCGAGGCGCAGGTGCAAGATCCGGAGAGCGGCATCAGCCTGCGCTTCCAGATCTACTACAGCATGGTCGACCGCGCGGTCCGGGCAGGCTTTGACATTCTCTATGGTGTCAAGGCGCTCCGAACCAACCACGTCGTGCTGGTCAAGTCCTAAGCCCACAAGCACACGAGCGCAACAGACGAGCGCAAGGAGTACCTTCAATGGCTCACAAGCCACAGTCCAAGGGCGCCGGGGACCTGCCCTCAAGCACGCCTCCCGGCATCAACGATCCCCACGAGTAGTTCGTGTCCTCTTTCGTGGTCCTGACGCCCTCGCGCGGTCTGGTGCATAGCCGGACCGCCGAGGCCGTGATGGCCAACGTCGACCAAGCGGTAGCCGCCGGCCACGAGTGCCGTGGCTGGCGGTTTACCCACGACTTGCCCATTCCCGATTGTCACGAGCGCGTGACGGAGTTGGGCATGGCAACCGGCGCCGAGTACCTCTGGTTCGTCGAAGAGGACACCGTGCCGCCCGCTGACGCCCTCACGGCGTCCCTCGCACTCAACGCTGACGTGGCCGCGGTCGACTACCCCGTCGGCTACCCGAAGGGCTGGATCGTCCCCAAGCGCGCGGACAGCGGCGACGGTGGGGCTGTATCTCCTGGCTGCTGGCCGTGTATGCCGCGGCCGAACAAAGGCATCATCGAGTGGGCGCCGTTCGGCTGCACGTTGATCCACCGAAGGGTTTTCGAGACGCTGACTCAGCCCTGGTTTGTCACCGATCAGCAGACCGTCACCTGGCACTTCGGCGACGTTATGACGCGCAAGGAAGTCGTCAAGGAAGCGTGGAAGTACGGCGGCGAGGATGTCGAGTTCGGCGAGCGCCTACAGACCGCCGGCTTCCGTATCGCCAAGGTCGAGGGGATGCTCGCGGGCCATGCACTCCTGAAGACATGGGGACCGCTCGGAGACAACGACGGCGCCCACGGGATCGTGGTCCGAGACAAGATCGAATGGGAGTGGCCCCGATGACGAGTCTGACGACCCTCGCACAGGTCAAGGCGCTGGTATCACCCGCGCAACCGATGGCCGACGCGGACATTCAGGATGTGATCAATCGCGAGGAGGCGATGCTCGCGCGGCAGATCACCGACCTCTCCGGTTCCCGGACGCAGGCGTACTACATCGGCGACCCAGCCCAGATGGGGCTCTATATCGACACCGTGGCGATGCAGCCGGACCGCTCCGGTTATGCGGCGTTCTGGATGATGTCCGACCGCATGGGACCACTCGGCCTGTTGCGCCCCACGGACGCCGTGACAGTTGTAGACAACGGCGTGACCATCTCGGCGGGTGATATCCGCCTGTTGCGTCAGGGGACGCTCGTGGAACGGGCATCCGGAGGCTGGAATGGCCCGCTGGTCGAGGTCACCTACACGCCGAACGACTCTCTCGAAGTGGTCCGCGTCGTGATCGAACTCTGCCGGATGACCATGACCGAATCGGGCTACCAGGCCGAGCATATCGGCGACTACAGCTACGCCAAGCACCTCCGGCCGGGGCCTGGAGAAATCGACCCGCGCAAGGTGCTGATCCGCTCGCTTATGACGCACCTGCCGAAGGGCACCATGCGCATCCGCACCTCGTCTGAGGATGACCGGATCGGGGCGACCACATGAGTTTCAGCAGCCTCCTAAACGCCACCCTCGTCATCAAGCGGCTGGCGCCCGTCCTCTCCAGCGATGCCGAGACGGTAGGCGGCGCGAATACCCTGCTCACCGCGGATACTGCGCCGGGTGCGCTCTCCGTCGCCGTGGCGGCCGCCACACACGTCGCCACGGGCCGCTACCTACGGTTCGGAGACGTTGGCGAGACAGAGATCGCACAGATCGCCACCTATGTCTCCGGGCTCACCGTGCCGCTCGTCACGCCGCTCATGCTGCCCCACGACTCAGGGGATCAGGTGCGCGAAGTGGACGGCGCGGGGACGGCGGTGCTGGACGGGATGTATCAACCGATTACCGCTCCCGTAACGATCACTCCGGCAGGTGGGGTAGATGGTCGTATCCGGCCGCTGAGGGCCAATGAGGTTCAGCTGTTCAACCAGGGTGGCGCGGTCATTTCGACGCTGGCCGTGGACATGTGGCCGCTGGCCGGGCTCACCACGGACTGCTGGATCGAGTGCGGCGGCAAGCGGTACGACATCAACTCGATGCCTGACGCGGCCGGCGCGGGGCACCATCTTGTCCTCGGCGTAACGGAGGTGGCGTGATGGCCACTTCCGCATTCGGCGAAGTCGTCAAGGCACCCGGAACCACGTTCCGCACGGTCACGCGCAGAGAGGTGACCATCGCCTACAACCGCGCCGCCGTCGATGCGCTGTACGCCGGGGTGGTTGACGGCGTAGAAGAGATGCTCGAACAGGTCCGCGACGACTACGCCGCCAACGCCCCACGCGACCCGGAGACGGCCGCGGAGCGCGGCGTGCCGATGATGGCTGACATGGGCCGGGTTGCCGTGTACGCGGCGGGGAAGTTGGTCGCCGGAACAGGCGAGCGCACGGCAGCCGGGAACAAGCCGAAGGGTGCCGCGACTCCGGCCGATCAGGTGGTCGGGTTCGTCATGGTCGACTCCCCGATCGCGCACTTCGCCGAACTCGGCACGATCCATGAAGTGGCGCGCCCGACGCTCCTACCAAGCTTCAACCGACACATCCAGGATGCGAGCAAGTGCATCTTGCCATCGATCTCTAGGCGTATCGCCGCGGTGCCGAAATGATGCCCGCGTCAGGCTACCTTGGCGGCCTTGCGCTGGTTGCACGGCGCGCAAGCGGGCCGGAGGTTTTCAGCGCAATGGACGCCGCCCCGCGAGATCGGGATGACGTGATCGAAATGAAGGTTGCCGCCCTTGCCCATGAACACGGGCGTTCCGCAGATGTAGCAGACATGCGGGTTGACTTGCCAGGCGAGGGCCGACGCGCCGAGCGCCAGACACGAAGCGTGGTCGCACAGCGGCGCGCCGCGCCGGACGGCCTTCATCCTTCGCCTATGCTCGCGGACCCTGTCCGGGTTGGCCGCTTCCCACGCGGCATGGTTAGCCCGGGCTCGCTCCCGCTCCCGCTCATGGTAGGCCGCGGCATAGGCCTGCAGTTCCTCACGGTGGGCGGCACGATAGGCGACGCGATACGCGATTACCTCGGCCCTGTGGGCTTGGCGGTATGCCGCACCCCGTTCACGCGGAGTCAGGGTGATAATCTCGCCGCGAGCTTCCCGCCGGGCCGCAGTTTGGGCGTGTCTGTATGCCCGGCCTCGGGCGATGATCCTCTCACGATTCGCCGCATAGTAGCCCACGCTCCAAGCCGCTATCTCTTCGCGGTGGGCTCTGTAGTGCGCCGCGCCGCTTACCTTGGCCTCCTCGCGATGCGCCGCGTAATGAGCCTTGCGCCGAGCATTGTCCTCGTCTCGGTGCGCCGCGTAGTGGGCGGCATGGTGCGCCCGCTCTTGCTCCAAGTGGGTCAAGCGGTAGGCGGCCGCCCGAGCCTTGATCGCGTCGCGATGGGCAGCATAGTAAGCCGCGCTGCGCGCCTTCTGCTCTGCGGGGTCTCTCACAGCCTCTCCGATATGGAGTGCCCCGCCTCCGGGGCTTGGCCGAAGACGGGGCATAGAAAACCGGCACCAAGCCTGCCGTCCCGCACATTGTACACCTGGGGGCAGCCATGACCGCCGAAGCGCTCTCCCCAATCGCCGCCGCCATCGCCGAGCTACTGGCCGCCGTGGGCTCGACATGCGGCAACAGGATCCGGGCACACGAGCCGGCAGCGGGCGACTCCAAGACCCCCTTCCAACGGTTCGTGGTCGTGGCCTGGGGCGATGGCCCACCTATCCCGCACATGCCAATCCGCGACGTGACGCTCTACGTCCGGTTCTACGGCACGAACTACGTCGACGCGGAGGCTTTCGGGATGTTGGGCGAGGCGGTCTTCCGCAACGTCGGCGCCCGCAAGGCCGCGTCCGGGTTGGGAATCTGGCACAGCCAAGTCGTCTCATCTGGGATCGACCACGACCCCTATCCCCCAACAGGCACCGGTCAGCCGCTTTGGGCGCTGGTAGTCAGGTTTCCCACAACCCTCGCAGCCATATAGGAGCCGCCATGACGTACAAGGGAAATGTAGCTCTCTGGAACGGCCGCGCCGAACGTCAGCAGGCGCGAGACGCGGCGCTAGAAGCGGAGCGGCAAGCCGGAGAGGCTGCCCTGGCGCACTTCCGCGAACTCGAGGCGCAAGCCACCGCGCTCGCCACACCGCCCGTAAGGCGGCACAAGCCGGCGGTGCCGGAAGTCAAGCCGGCGATCGTGCCGGAACCCATCGAAGTCCCGGCTGAGCCGGTCACAGCAGAGCAGGAGTAACCAGCCAGTGTCACGCCACCCGGGCGCCCTTCCGCACGTTGCACGGACCGCATGCCGGCCTCAGGTTGTCGGCGCAGTGCAGACCTCCCCGAGAGATCGGCACGACGTGATCCATGTGGAGGTTCACACCACGCCAGACGGGCGTACCGCACAGGTGGCAGACATGCGGGTTGGTCTGCCAGGCGAGAGCGTCAGGGCCGATGGTCAGACAGCCCGGATGGTCGCACAGGGCGGCCCCCCGGCGGATGGCTTTGGCCTTCCGGTAATGCTCACGGGCCGCGTCGCGGTGCGACGCTCGGTAGGCCGCCTGGTACGCCGTTATCTCTTCGCGATGAGCGTTGGCGTAGGCTCGATTGTCAGCCTGCGACTTCTCGGGGTGCGCCATCCGATAGGCTCGGGCATAGGCCCTCGCTTCCTCACGATGCATCGGTCGGCGCTCGGCGGCGTAGGCGCGGTCGGCCGCCCGAATCTCGTCAATGTGGGCTGCTCGACGGGTGAGTGCGTAGGCCCTCGCTTCCTTACGATGCGACGCTCGGTAGGCCTGGCCGTACACCCGTATCTCTTCGCGATGGCTGGCGGCCCACTTCGCCGTGGCGGCTCGCGCCTTTGCGGGGTCTCTCGCCATTCCGGCCACCCAATGAAGCGCCCCGCCTCCGGGGTCTGGCCTCGGGCGGGGCATGAGAAAACGGCTCCAGACCAGCCGACACAGACATTGTACACCAGAGGGAGGGCGGCCTTTGGGTAGATCCGCCCGTCCGTTTGCCCCACCCATAGCACGACAGGAGAACGTACCGTGACCATAGACAGTACAAGCTACATCTTCGGACCGCCCACAGCTCAGTCGTTCGGCGGCACGCCGTTGGGCCCGAGCGATCAGCCCGCCAAGGTCACCATCAAGGAGACCGTGGTCGGCTATCGGCCTATGGGCGCAGCGGCCGACGTCGCCGGCCTGTCCCGCCTCAACGAGAGCGTGGCATCGGCCACCGTGACGCTCAACGAACTGTCGCTCGCGGTCTTGCAGATGATCCTGCACAACATCACCCCGGTAGTCGGCACGGCTGCCACCACGAGCCCATCCGGCCTCGCAACGACCCTCTCGGCCGACGTGGCCCTGGGGGCCACGGCTATCGTCGTGACGGCGGCTACCAACGTCGCCACCGGCAAGTACCTCAAGGTCGGGGATGCGCTGGAGACTGAGATCGTCAAGGTCGGTACCTACGTCTCCGGGCTCACGCTCAACCTCACCACGCCCCTGATCCGAGCCCACGACGCCGGCGATGCCGTGGTCATGGTCGACGACGCGGGTACCACCATCCTCCAGCAGCGCGTCGGGATGATCCCGGTCGCGTCATACAAGGACTTCGTTTTCCAGGCCGTTGGCCCGGACGGCGAGCCCGCAGTGGTCACGATCTTCAACTCCCTGAGCGATGGCACGTTCGATGTCTCGTTCGGGGAGGCATCGCCCGCCGGTACTTCGGTGACGTTCACCGGCCACGTCCTGGCGGCCGACCCGACGCTTGCGCCGTGGTCCTGGGAACGGTTGACCCCGTAACCCATGACTCCTGAAGAGGAGGCCGGCATCGTCTCCGGCCTCCTGCCCCTCAAAGTCAACGGCGAAACCCGGCTCGTGCCGGAACTGAAGTGGACGCAGAACCGGGCATGGAAGGCCACGCTGCAGCCGACCTTCGCGCGCCTCGCGTCTGTGTCGCTGGACACGGTTGACGGCATGGATGCGATGCTCGACGCCGAGCGCGAACTCATCCTCGCCTATGACGCGACCCACGTTCTCGGTGACCTCGACGACGCCACGGAAACCGAGATAGACGCCATCTACAACGGGCTGGTCAAGGTGGCCTTCCCTTTAGCGTCGAGCCCGATGGCAGTGGGTCTGATGATGGTCCGCGCGGCCATGCAATCAGCCCAGGCAAGTTCGCAGAGTGGGCCATCCACACCTGGCACGTCCTCCCCGACGATCTTGAAGGATCACTTACCGAGCGCCAGGTCCACCTCTTCCACTCGAAAGCCCAAGAGCGGCTCGCCAAGGAGCAACGCGACCGCATGACCGAGATGCTCGTGGCCGTCCGCGATGGGGTCCGTGAGGCCGTCGCCCCGCTGTACATCCTGGCGGTTCAGCCGCCGAGACGTTACACGGAGATGCCCACGTACCCGCGGCCGTGGTATCTGCCGGCTCCAGTTGAGCCGGTCCGGGATCTGGCCAAGGGCCGCGCACAGGTAGCCGCTTTGGCCGCGCGCTACCCCCGGAACATGCGCACCCGCAAGGCAGAAGGGAGCTAGCCACGAGCGCGCTCGCCGACATTTTCACCGCGATTCACCTGACGCTCGACGGCACGGGCTTCGAGGCGCAAGCCACCGCGCTCGCCAGTAAGTCCGGCAAGAACGTCGGCGAGACGCTGTCTGACAACCTGAACAAGGCCCTCAAGACAGCGGGCCTCGCTGCGCTGGGTGCGACGTTCGGTATCGCGAGTCAGCAGGCTGCGGCGCTTGACGAGGCGACCCAAAAGCTGGCCGCCGATACGGGCCTCTCCGGCTCCGCCCTCCAGGAGCAGGGCAACGCCATCGACCAGATCTACAAGACCAGTCTCCTGTCGATGGATGCGGTCGAGCAATCGCTGGCAGGCGTCATCAGCGGCTTCGGGCTGCAAGGCCAGGCGGCAGACAACCTCACCGCGAAGTTCGCGAAGTACGAAGAGGCCACCGGACAGTCTGCCGATGCTGTCCACAACCTCAAGATGGATACCGACGCGTGGAACCTGACAGCCAACGACGCCGGCACGATCATGGACCAGCTCGTGGCCAGCCAGAAGAAGTTCGGCACCGTCATCGGCGACATGCAGTCGGCGCTCCAGAAGATTGCCCCGGCGATGCAGGCGATGGGCATGTCGGAGAAAGACGGCGTTGACCTGCTCAACCTGTTCGCCTCGGCCGGCATCGACGCGGGCAAGGCAGCGCTGGGCCTCCAGACTGCCGTCAAGAACCTCAAGCCCGGCCAGACGCTCAACGACCTCATCGTGCAAATCTCCTCGATCCAGGACCCGCTAGAGCGCGCGCAGGCGGCCGGTAAGGTGTTTGGGACGCGGCTCGGGTCGCAGATGGCGGACGCACTCAAGCCGGGCATCACGAGCTTGGATGACTTCGCCACGTCCTCGTCAGACACGACCGATGCCACGGACAAAGCGGCTCAGGCGATCGAAGACTCCTGGGGCTCCCGCTTCACGTTGCTGATGCATCAGGCCGGCGGCACCCTCGCAGAGTTTGGGCAGTCGTTCGGTCCGCTCCTCCTGGTTGCCTCGCAACTCGGCCCGAAGATGGCGGGCTCCTTGGGCTCGCTCGGCGGGGCCCTCATCCCCATCATCGCCAAGCAACTCGGGCTCACACTGCCGACGTGGATCGTCGCAGGCACGGCCGAAGGCGCCGCCACAGGCGCAGCCGTCGTCGCAGGGGAGACGGAGGCAATTGTTGCAGGTGGCCCGGCGGTGGCTGGCGCAGCTATCGCGGGCGGTACCCCTGCTATGGAGGCAGCCGGCACTACACTCGGCACCGTGCTCGGCGTGGCGGCGGCCGTTGCCATCCCGGCTCTGATCGTGGGTGGCGTTGTCTTGGCGGCTGCTGCCATTGAGAAGGCGGGGCTCAACCCCTTCGGAACGACGTGGGCGACGGACTCGGTCAAGAGCATCCTGTCCACATTCGAGACGAACCTGCGCTCGGCCGACCCGGACATCCGGGACGCGGCAGTCAAGGCGTTCGCGGGTATCTCCGACTCTGCCCAACAGGCGAGCATCCTGACCAAGTTGGAGGCCGACGGCATCTCTCCGGACATCATCGCGGCGCTCAAAGAGGCCGCGCCCGGGGTCAAAGCCGAGGCCGGCACCATGTTTGACGGAATCACTTCCAACTCCGGGGCTATTGCCACGGACGTCGAAGCCGGCATGGAGCTGATCCTCGCGCCCATCCCAAAGGTCATGGCACAAACCGCCGCACAGACAGCGCTGATCACCGCGGGCATCCCGCAGTACATCATCGATACGCTCCGCGCGAGAGGGCTGGACGTAAGCGCCGCCGCCTCTGACCTGGCGTCCTACATCCCCGCGGCCACCCAGAAGGCAGCGACTGACGCCGAACTGATCGCCACCGGCATCCCCTCCGCGATCGCCACCGGCATCCAGGCAAACCGCGACCTTCTGTCGAACGAGTGGGACAACATCGTGACCGGCCTAAAGAACATCCGCACGCCCATGATGGAAGAGGCGGACATCATCGGCGCGCTCACGAGCAAGAAGCTCGCCGACGCGCTGGCCTCGGGTGACCCCGTCCTGGTGGCAGAGGCCGACAAGCTGCAGTCGGACGCGATGGAGCGCCTGAACCAGTTGGTGGTGGGCGGCCAGCCGCTCGGCAAAGCGGCAATGGCCGAATTGGCTGCCGGGCTGAAATCGAAGAACCCGGAGATCAAGGCAGCGGCCGAGGCCATCGAGGCGCTGATCTCGGGCAACGCTACCCCCGCCGCCGAGACCGCCTCAACTATGGGCCAGACGGCCGCAGGGAACATCTCTGCTGGCTTTATGTCTGCAGCATCTCAAGCCGCTGCCACCAAGGCCGCCCAAACCATCAAGGATCTCCTCTTCAGCACTGGCGGCGTTGAGAAGCCCGCTGCTGCTGTGGGGCAAACAGCCGCGTCCAACCTGATCGCAGGGTTTACCTCCGGGGACTCCAAGACAGCCGCTCTCGCCGCGGGCAAGGCCCTGCGAGCGTGGGTAGCATCTGAGTTCTCTACCCCTATCCCGGTCACCTTCACCGGCACTCACAAGACGATTACCGCTCTCGCCGCCGGCACGCCCTACGTTCAGGAGGCCGGCTTCTATGACGTCGGCGAGGCGGGTCGGGAGCGAGTCTACCTGCCACAGGGCGCGGCGGTTGAGTCGCATGCCCAACTCATGGCGGGCGGTAGTCCGGCTGGCGGTTCGGCCGGCGCGAGCCCTAGCGGCCCCCTGATCGGTCAGATGATCGTCAATGGCGTCACTCACGATGATGTCGAGCGCCAGATCATCCGGGCGCAGCGTCGCCGAGCTCTGGGGTTCTAGGATGAGCTACATCATAGAGTTCTTCCCGGCCGACGGCGGGACATCCTTGGTCTGGACCACCACCCCAGGCGATCCGATCACGTTGATGGCCCTCGACGGGGTCGGCCCGATCACCGTCTCCCCGCTGACTACCAAGACCCCGGGACAGTCGGGCCAGACCCTGCTCGACACGGATACCCCCGCGCGCGTGGTCACCGTCACGGGTTTGCTCCAGGCCGCTGACGCGGATGCTTTCTGGACGGCGCGCGCAGCGTTCGCCCGTGCCCTCGTTCGACAGCCTGTCCGATCCGGCGAGACACAGGCGCTAGGCATTCTGCGCGTCACCCTGCCAGGCCATGCGCCGCTCGAGATCGAGTGTCAGCCCCTCTCCGTCAACCTTCCGTCTCCGGAATCCGTAGGCATCATCACGACCGATGTGGAGTTCTATGCGCCCTACCCGTGCTGGCGCGAGATCGCGGACGTCGGGCTCTACTTCTACTCTTCCGGCGGGTGGAGCTGGCCGCTCCTGTTCCCCGTGGCGATGCAGGGCGGTGCCGTCAGTCAGGAAATCGTCAATCTCGGCGACGTGGATGCTCCGGTGCTGATTCGGATGTACGGCGAGGCCACGAACGTCTACATGTCCAACCTGACGACGGGCCAGATCGTCAAGATCCTGACCGCGCTCGCGGCAGGCGACTACGTCGAGATCGATACGAGCTTCGGCGCCAAGTCGGTCACTCTGGTTTCGGGTGCTACCCGGACCGACCTCATGTCTGCGCTCGACCTTTCCAATGCGGACTTCTGGAGCCTCGTTCCTGGTTCCAACTGGATCAGCTTCGGCGCCGGGCTGAACGTCTCGGGCTACGCCGCGCTCTACTGGCGCCAGAGGTACAGCGGGATATGAGAGCCTACATCCTCGACCGAGACACCCTCGCGACCCTGGGGCTGGTGGGAGAAGCCTCGACCCGGCTCACCTTGACGCGCCGGTTCTGGGGCGTCGATACGATCGAGCTGGTCGCCAACTGGCGCCAGGCTCCCAACCTAGAGGCCGGCCGGCTTCTGTTCGTGCCCGACCCCTCTGGCGGCGATCAGTTGATCTTCCTGGTGGACACGCTGGAGATCGATCAGTCGGGCTCAGCCGCGAACTACACGATGACCGCCAACGGAAGCTCGATCGAAGGGCTCCCGCGCCTCTGTCTCCCCACCGCCGGCATGGCTTACGACTCGCAGACCTCGGTCGCCTCCGAGACGGCCATGAAGCACTACGTCGGGGACAACATGGGACCCGCCGCCGCTGCACTCCGGATCGTTCCCGGGCTCGCTTGTGCGGCAGACATCGCACGCGGAGCCGTCATCTCCAAGGACGCCCGGTACCAGAACCTCGTCGACCTCCTGGCGGAGATCGGCCAGGCCGGGGCGCTGGGATGGAAGACCACGCTCGCGACGACCCTTGGACTCCCCAGCGGATTCACGTTCGACGTCATTGCGGGGACCGATCGGTCTGCGAGCGTGTTTTTCGACTTCTCATTCGAGACCCTCGCGTCCTGGACGGAACTGACGAACCTCTCGGGCTCGATCAGCCTCGCTCTGGTAGCCGGTCAGGGTTTGGGCGCCGCCCGAGACATCGTCACGCGCCCCGCCGTAGAGCCAACCGGGTTCGATCGACGCGAGGCATTCGTCGACGCCCGAGACGTGACCGTGGGAGATACGACCTTGCTCGGGCGTCGCGGCGACGATGTGCTCGCGGCCAACGCCGGCCAGTTCAGCCTAGAGGCCAACGTCTCGGCGTATGGATCGTTCCGGTACGGGGTCGATTGGTTCCTCGGAGACATCGTGACCGTCCGCAACAAGGAACGCGGCTTGTCCTATCCCGCCCGGATCGTAGAAGTTGATGAGACGGTCCGGTCCTCCGTGGTGCCCGAAGTGGTCGCCATTCTGGGGCGGCCGTTCCCGACCTCGCCCGCGGGGCTTATCAGCACGAGCGAACTAGCGTAAAGGTGATCTCATGACGCAGCGCAGCAGGTTCTACGACTCAGTCGGCGGCGACCGCATATACACCTCGGACGCCTGGGCTCAGGTGCTCAGCCACATGATGAGCGACGGCGTCGTCTCGGGGTTCGCAAACGAGCTTGCCGTCTCCCCCTCGTCTCCGGCTGCCATGTCGGTCCGGGTGAACACCGGGGCGGCGTTCGCTCAGGGCTACATGCTGGAGGTCTACACCGGCCAGGAGACGCTCGCGCTCGCGGCTGCCGACGCCTCACATGCGCGCATCGACCGGATCGTTGTCCGCAGGGACCTCGCCAACCGCACGAGCTTGCTTGCGGTCCTCCCTGGCACCCCTGCCGTCTCTCCTGCCGTCCCCGCGCTGACGCAGGTTGCCGCGGGAGTCTGGGAGATCAGCCTGGCGACAGTGGCCGTCGCGGCTCTCGCATCCACGATCACGGCAGAAAATATCACGGACGATCGCGGCGTCCGAGCGTCCGCTCCGAGCGCTCAGCCGCTCGACTCCGACCTCACGGCCATCGCGGCGCTCTCGACGACGGCCTACGGGCGAGCGTTCCTGGCGCGGACCCCCTTTTGGTTCGGTGTCGGGTGCGCCACCGTGACCGTCGGGACCAACCCCCGCGGCGTAGCGGTCACGCCCAGCGGCGCCTACGCCTACGTGGCCAACCACGGCTCCGACAACGTCTCGGTCATCCGAACCAGTGACAACACCGTCGTCGCCACCGTAACCGTCGGGACCGGCCCCTTCGGCGTAGCGGTCACGCCCAGCGGCGCCTACGCCTACGTGGCCAACCTCGGCTCCAACAACGTCTCGGTCATCCGAACCAGTGACAACACCGTCGTCGCCACCGTAACCGTCGGGACCAGCCCCTACGGCGTAGCGGTCACGCCCAGCGGCGCCTACGCCTACGTGCCCAACTACGGCTCCAACAACGTCTCGGTCATCCGAACCAGTGACAACACCGTCGTCGCCACCGTAACCGTCGGGACCAGCCCCATCGGCGTAGCGGTCACGCCCAGCGGCGCCTACGCCTACGTGGCCAACCACGGCTCCGACAACGTCTCGGTCATCCGAACCAGTGACAACACCGTCGTCGCCACCGTAACCGTCGGGACCGGCCCCTTCGGCGTAGCGGTCACGCCCAGCGGCGCCTACGCCTACGTGGCCAAC